TGGAAGAGATTATACTATAATGAAAATCTCTTCAGGAAGAAATATCTTCAGATTAGTTGAACCTTATAGAGGTCCTTCAGATGCTAATTATGATAAATGGAAACTGAAATACAGGTGGCAGAGACTACCTGCTGATTGTTTAGAAGTATTAGGACTAGCACATAGAGATGCTCCTATCCCAGCTTCTAGACCAGTTCACGGAAAACAAGTAGGACTGATAAGAAGAAGAGATGAAGAATTGAATTTGAGAATAGATAGAACATCTACATTCTCAGAATCTTATATTCTATGTCCTCCTCAGGAAGTGAAAGCTGCTTGGCAGTTTGGAGATATGACAGCTATCCAGCAAGCTGGAACTAATTCCTCAGCAATTCCTTATGGAAATTACTGGGAATTTACTTGGGCATTTCTACACGAAGGAAGGATAGGTGCTTTGTCAGATCCTAAGAGGGTTTATACAGGTCCTTCAGAAGCTAATACCTATTGTAAGTTGAGACTATATCCAACTACTTGGGATGATAGACCAGCAGTTGCTAAGACATATAATGCTGGTATTGATATATACCCAACACCATTAGAAGGATATAAGAAAGTATTATTCTATAATTCTAATTATGATCATACAACAGGTGAGAGGAAAGGATTACCTTGTTGGAGACAAGTAATGGGTGTCGGTGCTGTAACAGGTGGTGGTCCTCCAGAAGATAGAGATGATTGGTTACCATTAGAAATTGAAGATACTGATACATACTTTGAAGTAGATAGTCTCAGACAATTAGCTGAAGGAGCACCAAGATATATTGAATGGGAAGGACAGCACTATAAGTTTAGACCTTATCCTAGACCTCAGGGATTTGATAAGGAATATTTGAATGCTGCTGCTTCAGGTGGTACTGCTCTAAGGTATGCTAGAAAGTTTAGACAGTTTCAATTACGTTACTTACAGAAACCTGAGAGACTGACACTACAGACAGATACACCTCAGATGCCTTATGAATTTCATCAGCTAATAGTATATTCAGTATTGTTTGAAGCATTTACTAAAAGTAATAATACTAGTATGGCAGCTATGTATGATAAGAAGATCTCAGATTCAATGAAGACTTTAGAAAAAAGATACGTGGATAGAGCAGACGTTTTCTGGAGGAGAGGTCAATTTGAAACACAGTTTTCTGGGTTCACTTATGATTATGCTTCGCTCAGGAAACTAAACTAAATGAAATCAAAATCTACAGAAGAAACATTAGCATTAGGTGTAGACCAGAGATGGAAGGCTGGTACACAAGCTGCTACTGAGATCCGTAATATGAGGGTTGAAGATGTAGGTTTAGGCTGGATCAATGATCGTGGTTGGGAACCTTTACGTGTATTTGATGATGACGGTACAGAATCATTTCCTACTAGTGATCTAGCTGTGAAGCAGAAACCAATGAGGTTTTTGGATGTATGGTCACGTCACGGTAATTCAGAAGTTTATTATCTTTATGAGAGGAATGGAGAATTATCATATGACTTTGGTAATAAAGGTACAGCAACTAGTAATCATATAACAATTGATACTGGAAGAAACTTACCTAAAGCAGATGATTGTGGTACACAGCTAACGCCGTATGGTAGATTTGCTTTGATATGTAATGGGTATGATAGACCTATAAAATTCTGGGGTAGGAATAACAAGACAGCTTTTGGTTGGACACAGAAACCTAATCCTCCGAATGTATATGATATAGATCCAAAGGTACTAAGGCAACCACAGAATAGTGAACAGACTATGGGTGGTTATCCTGTCAGTTGGAGATCAATTGGATTAGGACAGGAAGCTAATACTAAATGGTCACATTATAGATATAAAGTTTCTTTCATTAGTGATACAGGATCTGAAAGTCCTCTCAGTTCTGAAAGAGGAATTACTTGGGATATCGGTCATACAGATGAAGAAAGTAAATGGGGTATTCAATTAGTGAATATTCCAGAAGGACCAGATGGTACAGTCGCTAGAAGAATATATAGAACTAAAAATTTAGAATTGAATGATGCTGAAGTTTATTATCACGTTCAGACATTAGAAGATAATTGTGTGACTGATTGGTGTGATATAGTTCCAGATAGTTTACTATTAGAACCAGCACCAGCAGAAAGTGAAAGTATAATTATTCCTCAGACATTCAAGTATGCTGCTAGTTGGAATGGTTGTATGTGGGTAGCTGGAGGAGAAGATGCTAGTGAAGTAGTTAGATTTTCTAAAAGATTCCTACCAGAACAATTTGCTAGATATAGATTCTTTGATTGTAGTAGCCGTACAGGTGGTCCTATAACCGCTTTGGTTCCTTACTATAATAGTTTATTGATCTTCCGTGCGAAGTCCATAGAAGTTATATCAGCGATCTCGGATGATACATATACGATTGGTGTCCTAACTAATGATGTAGGTACAACAGCAACTAATAGTATTGTGGAAGTACCGGGTAAAGGATTATTCTTTTTATCACCAGATGGTGTGTTCGCAGTAATTGGTGGACAAAGTGGGGCTGGATTAGTTGAAGGAAGTGTACAGAATATCTCTAGAAATTTACATAAAGAATGGAGGAGATTATCTGAAGGTTCGTTAGCTAGGGCTACTGCTACATATAGTAAGAGAGAGAAAGAATACTGGGTACATTTTCCTGTTGATGGAGATACGGAGAATAGTAGAGGTGTAGTATATCATACAGCTACAGATCAATGGTCATTGAGAAATCTAAATACAACATTGACAGGTGTGACTGGTGATTTTCATATGTGGTTTACACAGTTAGCTACAGATCCAGAAGGGTGGATCATAATAGGATGTTATCCTGATTATGGTTATTCATTCAATAATACACAGTTCAAAGGATATCCGGGATATGAATTACAGGTATGGTCGGCAATTGACAGCTTCGGGATGGTATCTACGTATGCGTCTACAAGTGCTTCGCAATATCATTATACAACGGTCCAGCACCTAAAGACTAATTTTGATTGTACATATCATTCAGCTTGGCACGACTTTGGTGATGACAGTATAAAGAAAAAGATTATGTCTGTAGAAATAGAAATGGTTTCTCAAGGATATAATGATTTAGAATTACTGTATGCTGTTGATGATGAATTCAATCCTAAGTCAGGTGGTACTTGCGCACCAATGATTATGGAGAAATATAAGACTGATAAGTCAGAACCAGTGTGGACTATTAGTGGTGGAACAGATGTAAGGAACTTAGCTACTTGGGGTGAGAACTGGAGCAATGGTCAGGTATGTAGGATAAGGTTTGATGTACATACAGGAATGTGTGGAAGATTCAAGTTTGGATTAGAATCAGGAAACAAATTTCATATTATATCTTATCAGATAAATTACCAAACGACAGACCAGAAAGTAATTACAAGGAGAGGAAGTAGTGGCTAGAACTTGGACAAAGAATGATTTCAAAGATGGTGATCAATTCAAAGCTGATCAATGGAATGATGAGACTAATGGATATGCTCAGCAATTCAATGGACAGTTGGATCAGAATAATATGCCGTTGTTGGGATGTAAGGCTGAACAGTTTGTAGCACCTGTGAGAACTAACAATGCTCACGGAGCGAATACTACATCATCTTATATGGCAACACAGTCATATCATTATGCTCAGTTTAGAATGAATAACGATGCTTCATTGACGACTAGTACTATAGGACCTAGTGGTATTTATATTACAGATTTTGAGACAAACAGTTGGGAACATAAGTGGAATACAATTGCTACGGCAGGATCTCCTAGTATCGCACAAGGAACGAAGATAAGATTCAATGCTAAGGAAGGAATGATCTATGGTGGATTGACTATTAGCTGTGAGAGAAGAGGTGGAAGAATAACTTATATTGCTGAGATAGATGGATCAGATCAATCATTCACAGTAAATGTAGGTGAAGATAATATGTATGAGATCGGGGTATTTGTCAATGGTGTGTTGTGCGGAAGAACTGGTGATATACAAGTTGGTGCTTGGACTTTTGATCTTCCTTATAGTACACCAATTGGAACTGAATTCGTTGAGGTAGAAGTAAAGTGGATGGCTACACAGAATGCTTATCCAGATACAAGAATTCCAACAACAGTAAATAATTCTGATTATAGAAAGTTCGCTATTAGCGGAATGCAGCTTTGGGCGAGGAATCAATACAGATGAGCATACTAACATATAAAAACGCAGATGAAGGTAATACTAGTACAGCAACAGATTTAGATGGATACTTCAATGGATTGGCTACGAATAGTGGTGCTATAGATAATAGTAATACCAGAACAGAATGGGTATCAACCGAACATATTGACTGGGAAGATAAGCCACTAACAAGAGCATATCTACATAGAGATAATACAGCTAATGATGGAGCATATAGTGGTACAGGTTGGACTACAATAAGTCACGGTAATAATGGTAGTACAGAACAAACGTTTAGTAATATTGCTGTGGTACCGGGATCTGTGCTAAGAATGAATTTCAATTGTATAACTAATCCCTCAGCTAATAATTTAGATAATGCTTTAGGAGCAGATTATTTTTGGATAAAGATAGATTATAGATATGATTCAGGTTCGGGTAATACTTGGGAATATGCTGGATATTATATGAGATATGCTTTTGATAATATGAGAAGTGCTGTAGGTTTCCATACACCTCAGGCTGGATATAGAATGATAAGCGGAACGTTTATCTACATACCGGGATATACTGGAAATATAAATGGAATGAGGGTACAGATCAAAGTAGAGGATGGTGATTGTGCTTTGAACATAGATAACTGGCAACATCAGTTGAGGGTGATAGGAGCATAATGGCTTACGTAAAACAACATACGATAACTAATGGTCAACCAGCACAGGCTGTACAGGTAACTGAGAACTTTGAAGATGTAAAGAGATACATTGATAGAGGGATCATACAGGCAGATCTGTCTAATGCTAGTGTTGATGCTCCTGAAATTGTGAGAGGAGAAATCAATGCTTATACTAGAGATCATCAGTTTACTTGTGGTGATGGATACGGAATTTTTCTAGATAGTAATACTAGAAACATACAGCCTATGACGAACCTGACTAAGTCTGAATACTTACCGTATTGGACTAATCAGGCTAATGGTGCTTCTGCTCCGGGAGATAGTCACCCTATCAGTATATTGAATACGGTACCTCATACGTTCAAGAAGATTGAATTGACAAGGAGAGCATTGGTAACATATAGATGTTTGATATTTGTTTATATCAATAAGAATAAGTGTGTGGATGCTGATGATAATTCAATTATACCAGAGCATAGATATACTACATACTTGTATTTGACTAATGATAATACAGCAGCATCTGCGGCTACGACAACTAAGGGAAGGTTTTTTGATGAATGTGCTTTCAGTAATAGTTGGGCTGGAGGTCCTAGTAGTTGGGCTGGTCCAGTAGATCAAGATCCTATGAGAGATGGTGGAGCAGGAGACGGTTACGCTAATAATATAAAAGACTGGAATTATAGAAGGAAGTATCAGGTAACTAAGACTTGGGATCTCAATGCGGGAACATATTGTTTCGGTGTAATGTCGGATGTTCATCACGATAATGGTTATACGTCACCACATAATATAACCATAGAAGTTGAATATGTTGGTAGCAACATTACGTAATTTACAAAAGGACTATTATTATGGCGAGCGAATACGATATCTATAAGAAATATACTGCTGGACAGAGAGCAGGGAATATGGCTAGTGGAGCAACTAAAGGATTACAGACTGGAGCAATGTTAGGTTCAGTTATACCGGGTGTTGGTACTGGTGTAGGAGCATTGGTTGGTGGAGGATTAGGTGCTTTAGTTGGTGCTGGACAACAGAAACAATTGACACCTTATGAAGAAAAGAATTTTGAAAGACTGGCTGAATTAGAAAAGAAGATGGCTGCTGGTACATTAGGTCTAACTGAAGAAGAGAAGAGACTGATGTATGATATAGCAGAGACTAGAGAAAGAACTGCTAGACAAGCGGCACAAGAACAGAGAGGAAAGATGGCAGCATCTCAATTCCAAGGTGCTGGTGCTTCGTTTATGGAAATGGCTAAGGCAGATGAGATGGCAGTTGAAGCTGCTAGACAGACTGGTATAGAAGTAGGTAAAGCAGATCTAATTCAGAAAGCTAAAGAAGAACAGGAATACTGGGGTAGATTAGCAGCGATGTCAGCAAGGGAAGCTACTGAACACGAGAATGCTCAAGAAAGAAATAAGGAATCTTTGAATGCTATCAATGAAATTATTGCTAGTGAGATTACTACAGGTGGAGCACCGGGATCTGGGACTGGAGCAGTCCAAGGATTAGCAAAGAAATTTGGTACTGATACAGTAGAGATGGAAGCTTCTATCAAAGCATTACAAGATAATCCAGAACTGTTACAGTTACTTATTACAGCAATGGGGAAAAAATAGATGGCACAATTAGCAACGATAAATCCTGAATCAGGTGTATATGCGATCACGTATATTGATACCCAGTATAATCCAGAGACTAAGATAGTTGAAGGAACTACGGGTAAGAAGTATGCTTCTACTTATATGGGTGCTAGATCCAGATGGTGGGATCTATCTATGGCTCAGGCACAGTTAGAAGCTAAGGGTGTTGCGGAACATAATAAAAGGGTACAACAAGAAATTCTAAATTTACAGGATGCTAGAGCAAATATTATTCAGGGTATTCCTCAACGTTATGATACAATGTATAAACATCATAATGCTCAGCAACAGATGAGAAAGGAATGGAATGCTGGATCAGGTGATATATGGTCTACGACTACACAGCAACCAAGAACTACTGTAACTACTAGACCTCAGAATAGATACATAGGTCATAGTGGTAAAGGTGCTTATTATGTAAGAAGAGATGTACAAGGTATACTGTCAGGTGTGACTAGTCCAGTAGCTAAGGCTGCTTCATTAGATGCTGCGAGACAAGTAGGTACATTAGGTAAAGATGATGGTTCAATGGATCAGGCTGCTTGGTATGCTATCAATATGGATATAGAAAATCTATATGATAGTAAAGTAAATGGTGGTATGGATGCTGGTCAAGCAAGTATTGAAGCACAGAATGAAACATTAGCTGCTTGGGAAGGAGGATCTCCATTAGGGAAGTCAGACGCAAGTAGATGGAAGAAGGTAAACAATAGCGTAAAAGCAGACTTTGTTAGTACATCAACGACATCAGGTGGTCAGACTACTACAGCGAGGAAAGGTAGAAAAGGATTGCCAGAATACTATGATCCTCAGACAGGTGAGACTACAGCACTACCTTGGAAAATTGATCCATATGCTTATGATCAGGAATTACAAGTAGGTAGATTAGAAGGTGAGATTACTGCTAAAGAAGCAGAACTAAGACCAGCAATTGATATGATTGATAGAGCAAGACAGGTACAAAGAGAGAAGTTTGGACCGAGCATTATACAATCATTTACAGAAATGGCAGGTCGTCCATCGTATAGTCAATCTAGTAGAGAAGCTAGAATGTTACAGCAATTAGAATTGTTAGCACAACAAGGACTAACATTAGAAGATCTAAGATCTGTAACAGGTTATGGATATGAAAGACCTGAAGGTGTTCCTCAGCACGTAACCGATCCTAAGATTGCTGGACTATATAGTAATCCGTTACTTGGTAAACCAGCGCAAGGTGTTGAGGAATGGAGGCCGGGACCTCCTGATGAATATGAGAATCCAGAACAAGCAGTACAATCAGGTGGAGGTGTCAAAGGATTTTTACCGGGAAGTAATAAGTCAACTTGGCAATTGAATGATGGAAGTATTGTAGTACTAGAGAGAGGTGGTGCTGGTGCTGGTACACCTGCGGTAAAAGGATTCAAAGTAGGACAGAAGATAAAGGAAGGTTCATATACTTGGATAGTTGATAAAGTCTCACCAGATGGACAAACAATTATTGATGCTACCTTTGTAAAAGGTGGTGGAGGAAAAGTAAAGAGAACTAGTGCTGCTCATAAATCTACGATAGATAGTTTGAATACAAAAGCTAAAGGACAAGAGGTAGAAATAAAACCAGCAGTAGAAGGTGGAGGCGGTGGTTCACAAAGAAAAGCTATACACTGGAAAGGTGGATTTGCTATTGAATATGTTTCAGATGAAGTAGGTAAACCATTCGTAGTGAAGAACATTGGATCACAGGCTAAACCTATGTTACCACCAGATGATGATCCACAATGGAATAGAGATCCTGTCAAGTTACAGCAATTTATGAATCCAGAATTGTCAACATATCAAGCTGAAGAACCACCTGCGATTGAGCCTCCTACAGAAGAAGATGTAATCTTTGATGAGAGCGGTGGGACTATAGACTTACCTCCGAAGAAAGATATAGAAGAATCGGAAGGATCGTTGATATCTCCAGAAGGGGATAGTGCTTTAGCTGGTAGAGGAAGTCCAAAGATACAAGGGCATAATGCTAATTTGTTGAAAGGATTTGTTGGAGCAAATGAGATGATAAACAAACCGAGAGGATTGGAAAGAAAGATAAAGAATGCGGAGACTGGTAGTCCTGCTGAATTTGCTAGAACTACTATGGATGCTTGGAAGGATGCGGATCCAAATCAAAGACCTACCTTATCAGAGATGGTATCTAATATAGCTCAGCAATTTCAAGGTTCTCCTGAACGTGATAGACAGAAGGCACTGGAATATACAATTGCTTTGTATCAGTTAGAGACAGAATCTGATCTACTTACTTAGAGGATAATGAATGGCTGAACCGTTTGTATATAGTGCGGAAGATCTAAAGCAGATCAACACTAAGAGGCTTGAGATGGGATTGAATCCTATTGATGCTTCAGGTGCTGAGGTACAGAAGACTAAAGCACAGAAGGTACCTAAACCTAAGAGAACACCGAAGAGGGTGGAAGGTGCGCCTAGAACTGCGGAACTAGAACAGTATGGTCAGAACCTTACACAGTTAGAACTTGAACAACAGAATCAAATGGAATTGGAATTCCGTAATCGTGTTCAAGAAGAAGCTGCTAAGCTATTGAATGAGATGCCAGAAGAAATGCGTGAAGCAATGGCAGGTGATCCAGACTTTGGTGCTGAGATAGCTAACTTAGCTTTACAGAATACATTGTCAGATACACAATCAATGACACAATTGGTACCGGGATTCAAGCCTAAGGATTGGGGAGATCAACCTCCTACTTGGGAATCGTTTGGAGCAGATCCTGTTGAAGCAGTGTTCGGTGCGGTAGCAGCACCATTAGCACCGGGTAGATGGTTAGCACAAGATGAACCTGCTCCACCGATGGAATTGGAAGCACCAGTAGAAGCTACGTGGACAGATAAGTTACAGATGGCTGCTGCTCCTCAGACTAGATTAGGAGAAGAGAGAGCAGAGAGGGTAAAGGTATTATCAGCACCAAGGGCATTGAAAGATCCAAGTGAATGGGCAATTGATAGAGATGTAAACACTGGTGCGTATACGAATATCCTTCAAGCTGGTGCTATGATGGAAGCGTGGAATACTACAGAGAATCCAGAATATAGAGAGAAGTTAGAAGGACTAGGGTTTCAATTTGATGTAGGTGAATTTGGTGATGTCCAGTATCCAGATGATTGGGATGAGAGGAAAGAAAAAGCATTAGCTGATAGAGAGGAATTCAGTAACTATAAAGGTTTCTATGCTGCGTATCAAACATATATAAAAGATAATCCGGGTGTTGGAGCACAGGATGCTATCAAGGCAGTACAAGAAGAACTGGCTCATATGCAGAAAATTATATCTGGTGAGGGTACAGAAGAAGATTATATCACACACGATATGGGACCTAAGGGTCCAGCAGATCCGTGG